GTTTACTATCCCTATCCTTTTTATAGTCAGCATATTTCTTCCTATCTTCTGGATTCGCCATGTTTAAATCCCCAATATTAAAAGGTTTTGGGTAAACCCTATCCACGTTCCCTTTACTTCCAGACCCACTAGGAGTTGCGCTTTGAAAGTGAGGGTTTTGTGTTAAGAACTCCTCAACGTAATCGCTTACACTTAAGAGCTCTCCTTTTTCGTTATATCTAGGTTGTCCAGTTTTTTCAAGAACTTCTACTTTTCCGTCTTCATTTATTTTGACGTTTGGTTTTAAAAGTGCAACAACTTGATCTGGAACATTTGCCTTGTATCTACTAGCAGAAGATAAGAGGGCATCATTGATTTTGATTTGCTCCATTTCTGCTTTGAGCTTTTGTATTTCTTTGTTTGACTTTTCTGCTTGTTGTTTGATAATATCTTCGTATTCCCCTCGTTTTTTCTTTTGTTCAAGCTCAATAGCGTTTTTTTCTTCAAGGGCTTTTTTAGCCACGCTTAAATCTTCAACGCCAAGCTCTTTGTATAAACTTTCTTTTTGCTTTGACAATCTTGTACGAACCATGTCGTCAAGTTGTTGTTGAGTGTATGAAAAAGTTTTTTCTTTCTTTACTTCTTCTTTTGGTGGTTGTTCTGCTTTGCTTTCTGGCGCAGTTTCTTTTTCCAGACCCGTTTCTACTTTTTGCTCGTCAGCCATATATTTTCTCCTATGTTAAATCCTTATCCCAACTTGGGTCATAAGGAGTCCAAAAGTGCCTACAATTATAGCCACCCCTAGCAACAAATGGATCACTACTTGATTTACCTTTCCAAGTGCTATTGTTCCACCTGTTAAATATCTCATCTTTGGTTAGGATTTGTCCTTTTAAATCACGACACCATTGACGAGTATCAGTTATATTACTGCCATCATAACGAAAGCTCGTAATATTGGCTTCTTGTGCCTTGTGAGCAACAAAAGAGCCGTCAAACTGTCTTAAACTATCATGAATCATTTGTCCAGCATACCTCCTTAAACTCTGTCCAGTTACGCTACTAGCATAAACAGTTTGTAATTTGTTAACGGCTTTATCTACCTCACTTTTCATGTTTGGTTTATCTTTGTTATCTTTAACAAATGCTACAAGTTTTTTAACGTCAGCTTGGTTTGACTTCACATAAACGCCATTTATTTTATGACGTAGTTCCTGTATTAACTCTTCTTTTGGTCTTCCTATGAGAGTAGATTGATAGACGGCATTGGCTAGTTCATCAAGATATTCGTTTGCTAAATCCTCAAAACCTTTGAAAGATAATTTTTTAAGATTGCTTATAACTCCTTTATCAACGTCAGTAAGATCTTTAAAATTAGGAGCAATAGGCAATGGTCCGAAGAATTTTAAAATCTCACTAGCTGTTTGATCGTAATCTCTAACTGTGCTGTCTGCCCAAACTAAAAAATTTTGTTCAATGGCTGTTTTAAGTTTTGGTCGTAACTCTACTAATATTCTAGTCTTGATAGTAGATTCTGGTATTGAGTTTGTGGCTTTGACAACATCAAGCTCTAACTTTTCTAACGTTTTATCTAATCGTTCTTGATGTGAATCTGCAAGTTTATCAAGTATTTTTTCTCTGGACATCTATTACCTTTTGTAAGTCTGTTTCTTTTACAACAATCCAAAAACCTTTTCTATGTTTTTGACACAGCGCAACCACTGGTATTTTATTTTCTAGCTTTGCCAATTGTTCAGTTTTATCAAATAAAGTAATTACTTGATGTTTTGTCTTTTCTTCTTTTTTTACTAGGAGTTTATCTAATTGAGTTTCGCCAAGCATATAACGACCAATAGGCACTTGATAATGTTTTTTGCCCACGAACTTTCTTAAGCACTCCACCCATACGAGCCATAAATGAGCGCTTACGAGCTGGTATATTTGATTTGATTTTCATGTTTGGGTCGCCAAATCGTATTTTTTTTACTTTGTTTGTAGATTTGTTTTTGACATACACAGCAAACTTTGACTTTTCCCCTGGTGTTCTAAATGGTTTGCCAAGTTTTACCTTACGACCTTGATACTCAGCCATTATTTCTTTTTTCTTTTTTTACGCAAATCTAAATCATGTTTGCGTGAGCCACGAAGAAAACTGTTTACTCTACCCATAGCCCATGCAGACATTGGTACACGTCTTGAGCCACTGCTTAAAAATGCGCCTTGACCTCTACGATATACCTTTGCCAAAGTTCCATAAGTATATCTTTTTGATTTCTTTGCTTTGTTTCTTAATGTTGTTTGTACTGATGCCGGTATAGCCATTATGCCCTTGTCCTTGCTCTTAATAATTCTCTTGGTATGTATTTACCAGCTTTATAAAGTTTTGCGACTCTTTTTATCAAACTGGCACGTCTTGATCTAGCGCTACCTTTGAGTCCAGATAAATATTTCTTTGGAACTCCAGACTTTTTGTCTTTTGGTACTTTTCTACGCTTCTTCTTCATAGATTTTTTATATCAAAAAAAATATAAAAAAGGTAAAAAAAGTAGTTGCAATATTGCAAATAATTACTATATTCATAATATGATTAAGGAGAATAAAATTATGAATAATAAATTAAAAGTTGGTGACGTACTAAATGAAACTTGGGGTTATGAACAAACTAACCAAAATTTTTACCAAGTTACAAAAAAAATTGGCAAGACTATGGTTGAGCTTGTTGAAGTTGCAAGTAAGATTGTTGAAACAAAAGAGTATGGCGAATATGTTACTTTTGACAAAGACAATTTTATGAGCCACCCAATAAAACGTAAAGTAAAAACTATGACTTGGAGTGGTGGCAACGAAAAACCTTATGTTAACTTAAGAAGCTTCTCAATTGCTACTTTGACAAATGAAAGTGAAAAGCATTGGGTAACTGGTTGGGCGTATGGGCATTAGTAAAAAAGAATTACAAGAAATAAAACAGGTGGCTCGTGATTATAGAGCCACTAAAATATTTACATCTTGGGATTGTTATGACCCAAATCCGCACACTTGGGCATTACATATAAAATCTGTATTTTTACCAATAGCATTTGGAGCCGGTAATAAAGAACATACATTTTTCTTTATGTATCATGGTGGTAAACATGAATTTCCAAGACCAACAATAAATGGCTATCCTTGTTTTGACAAAGTTCATTGCTGGAACAAAGAGAAAGAAGATAAGCTACGAGAAATACTGAACGCTATGATAAAAGAAGATGAGAAAGTTTTAGAACGTTTTAATTAGGAGCTTGTTCGTTTTCTTCTGTTGGTTGTTCAATGTTTGCAGTTGGGAACTCTCCAATTCTTTCACTGCCTTGATCAATTTCATTTTTGATTTGTTCAATCATGTTGTCATCTTCAATGACTGCTTCTGCGATTTGTTTATCTACTTCTTTTGTAAATGTATCTGACTTTACGCCACTAGCTTTTGCCATATTGAGCATTTGTAAATCGTTTGCCCAATCACGCAAGTTAAATGATTCCGGATATATTATTTCGCCATCAAAGACTTTATCTTGCCACATAGCGAATATTGACCAAATGTTTTCTTCTGCATTTTGCAGTTGATCTGCTTTTTCTGATAGCTTTGCATTGAGCAATTGGAATTCTGTTTGTAGCGCTATACCACTTGCTATGTGTTGTTTCGTTGCTCTTACTGTTCCCATGTGAGCAATCCTATCAATAGCACTCACTTTTTCTTGAATACTGCCCATGATTGCTTGGAGGTTTCCTCCATTGGGTTGGAGCATATAAGGTTTAAGGTTGGGGTCTTGGTCTTCTGGTATTTCAATGATTGCTCCAGCACCAGCTGACGCTTCTACGTTAGGAGTTTTTACTAAACTTGGATGGTTACTAATTCTTATGAGTTGTTCTACTTCTGATAGTTCATTGTATATCGCTCTTTGTAAGTCTGCTATGTCAGTTAAATCACTTATGCCAATATTTCTTTTTGGGCTTCTTTGATTGTATAAACAAACTGCTGGTATTTTATTTATAGGATTATCGTACTGGTCAACGATTGTTGCTTCATTTGACTTTGCGTCTAATCTATATGTTGTTACATCATCAAGAGTCCACTCCCTATATATCGTATATTCTTTCATGACTTCCTCACGAATAAGGAGTTTTGATAGTTCATATTTTCCATTGGCTAGTCTAATAAATTTCCAATTTAAAACATTTTCTGGAGTCACAATTGACATATAGGGGCGTATTTCCTGTTGTAATTCGTCTGCTCTTGTTTGTGCGTTTGTTTCTGGCTTATCAATAATTACCCAACAATTGCCATATACACTTGCCAACATTTGAGTTTCTTTCATTACAGAATTAAATGATCTGCCCTCTAAATCTGCGTCTTTGAGAAAGTTCTCAAGTGCTGGTTCATTTTGTAGTGAGCCGTAATCTCTTGTTGGAGGAACACGCCAAATAAAACTTGAATATACTTGAACAACGTTACGACAATGATTGTCTAAAGCTGATTGTTCAGTTCTTCTAAAAAAATCTTCGTCTCTTTCAACGACATACTTTGTGAGATAATATCCCTCTTTGTATTCACGCCCACCATAATAACTACGAATATGATACTCCCATGTGTTGACTTGTTCATCATAAGCCATGTGAGTGTTTTCAAAATATTCACGACTATATGACATTACGACCACCTCTCTTGCTGTGGTTTAGGTATATAATTACGTCTTATTGGAAATAAAGTTTCTATTGCGTAACCCAAGGCATCGTTCATATGATCATATCCATTTTCTTTGTCTGGTTGCGAAGTTCCCTCTTTGTAAATTTGTCTTTCAAGACTTCTTATCACATTAAGGCAACGTTTATCAACAAACAATCTTCTTACATCATCTGCGCCTAATAATCTACTGTTAACGGCATTTATCCTATCACGAATTAATGGAGCAACATTATTTATCTTTACTAAAAATCCAGCGTTACGCAAAATACTTAAATCAGTTCTACCACCAGCTGATGTCCTGTTTGCTCTTGCGCTTGGGTCTGGGTAAATTATTATTCTTTGGTTTCCATATCTTGTATAAATTTCATTGACCATTTCGTCAGTATTACTGCCATAGATAACTATTTCATCAAACACACTAACAACATTGTTTTTTATTTGCATACAACAAGCTGACATGGGGTCTATATTGAAATCTAAACCTATGTGTATTGTTGAGCTATCCATTTTTATATCTTTGACATTTTCTCGTCTATCAAAAGCATAATAAACGGAGCCACTATACGTTACGAAACTTGCTTCATACTCTTGTTTGAAAGTACGTTCATCTAAATCTTGCCTTGCTTGTTCAACCTCATTGACATCAACAAAGCCACCATCAAGAGTTGTATATTGCCATGACGCCCACTCGTCATCTACTTGTCCTTTTTTAAATAGTTCGTATGCCCAGTTAAAACCT